GCCTATTACATTTCTTTTTTGAAAAATCCACAAGCAACTTCTAGTTTAAGATTAGTATACGAAGATGAATTACAAAGAGCTTTAAATGAGGACGGTCAAAGAGCTTCAGTTTATATTTCACCACAAACATTTTATGGGGATGGAGTTTAATGGGCAAGCAAGCAACAGGAAGATACGCACAAGCCATTTCAGATAGATCTGGACAAGCATTTCCATATAAAGAAATGGTAAAAGAATGGACAGGTGCATTTGTGCATATATCAGAATTTGAACCTAAACATCCACAATTAAATCCTAGAAATCCTGGTGCTGATGCACAAGGTTTAAGAAATGCAAGACCACAGACTTTTACTATAAGTTCAGGAGGAGGTGGAAAAGCCACTGTCGATTTAACTTTACCTGGTGATTTTGCTTTTCAGTCTAGTGGTATGCAACCTTTAGATGGTTCTGCTGAAAATAGAAATAGAGAAGCTACTATAAATTTAGGCTATGTAACAATAGGAATATCATAATGGCAATAACTCATTCAAATTTTTTAACACAAGTAAGAAGTTTTACTGAAGTAGATGCAAATGTTTTAAGCGATACTTTAATAGATCAATTTATAAGAAATACTGAAATAGATATAGCGGGAAAAGTTGATTATGATGATTTAAGAAAATATGCTACTTCATCTTTTAATGCTAATAAAAGATATTTAGTTATGCCTGCAGATTTTTTAGTAGTCCGTTCTTTACAAGTTTTTTCTACTACAGATCAAACTGGAACAAGAACTTTTATGGAAAAAAGAGACACAAGTTTTATAACTGAATTTAATTCATCTGGCAGCACAGGATCACCAAAATATTATGCAAATTGGGATGAAAACAATTTAGTTGTGGCTCCAACTCCTGATCAAGCATATGCAGTTCAATTAAATTATATTATAAATCCGCCACATTTTGATAGCACAACATCAACTTATATCTCTACTTATCAAGAAGCAATGTTGTTATATGGAGTAATGATTGAGGCTTTTTCATATCTTAAAGGCCCTATGGATATGTACAAACTGTATCAAACAAGGTATGATAGTGCTATAGAAGCTTTTGCTCTTCAACAAATGGGTAGAAGACGTAGAGCTGAATACGATGATGGGGTTCCTAGAGTAAAGGTTCCTTCACCATCACCATAAAATTTTATAAAGGAGTTTTAAAATGGCGATAGCACAAGCAGTAGCAAATTCATTTAAAAAAGAAATACTTGAAGGTGTTCATGATTTAGAAAATGGTGGAGACACATTCAAATTAGCATTATACGAAAGTACAGCAAACTTATCAGCAGCAACAACTGCATATCCTGGAGATAGCACTGGAGCTCAAGTTTCAGATACTGGTCAGTACACTCAAGGAGGTGGTACATTAGCATCACAACAAACTTCTCTTGATACAGGAGTTGCAATAGTTGATTTTGCTGATTTATCTTTTACAGGTGTAACGTTAACAGCTAGAGGAGCTTTAATTTATAATTCAACTGAAGGAAATAAAGCTGTAGCAGTATTAGATTTTGGTGGAGATAAAACGGCAACAGCTGGAACTTTTACAATACAATTTCCAGATTTTAATTCATCATCTGCAATATTAAGAATTAGTTAAGGAGGGTGTATGGCTCTTGTCATAAATGATAGAGTTAAAGAAACAAGCACCACTTCTGGAACGGGAACATTAAATCTAGCTGGTGCTACACAAGATTTTATTACATTTGTATCTGGTGTAGGTGATACTAATACTACTTATTATTGTATTTCAGAAACAGGAACAGATAAATTTGAAGTTGGTATTGGTACAGTAACTGATGCTGCAACAGACACTTTATCAAGAGACACAGTTATTAGTAATTCATCAGGAAACACTTCTAAGATTAATTTTGGTTCAGGAGAAAAAGAAGTTTTTTGCACAATTCCTGCAAAAAAAGCAATGTCACCTGTCATGGAAGCTACAGGTTATGTTGTAACTCATGCATCTACATTAGATGAAGTTCAAACTATGGATTCGGGTGTATTAGCAGGACCAGTAACAATAACAGGAACAATAACAGTAACAGGAAATTTGGTAATTATATAATGAGCACAATAGAAGTAGATAAAGTAATACCACAATCAGGCACTTCGGTGCAAATTGGTGAAAATGGTGACACAATTACTGTTCCAGCAGGTGCAACTTTTGATGCATCATCAGGTACACTTACTTTACCAGATGGCTCAGTTTCAGTTGCAAAATTATCTGCAACAGGTACAAAAGATACAACAACTTTTTTAAGAGGAGATAACTCTTTTCAAGTTGTAAACACAGATTTAGTCTCAGATACTTCTCCACAACTTGGTGGTAATCTTGATGGTAACGGAAATACTATAGATTTATCTGCAAACAATACAGAATTAAGATTACCTAGAGGAACAACTGCACAACAACCAACACCTTCTGCGGATAATGAAGGAGCTATAAGATATGATACAGATGATAACCTTGTGTATTATTCTGATGGAACAAATTGGTTAAAAATTTCAGCTGCTAGACCAACTTTATCTAGTGTTACAGGAAATATTAGGGTAGGTTCAGCAACTACTTTAACTTTAGCGGGTACAAATTTTTTAACAGCAAATCTTGTTGTAAACTTTACACAAGTATCTGACAGCATAAATGAAAACGTTACTGTAACCCCTTCAAGTGAAACTGCTGCATCAGTCGCTGTTCCAGCAGCAGTCTATAATAATGTTACTGCTGGTAATGCTGTTACTATAAAAGTTACAAATTCTGATGGTTTAGAAAGTGGCAATCAAAGTGTTACTGCTACTGCTGTACCCACAGGTGGAACGATATCTAACAGTGGTAGCTATAGAGTGCACACTTTTTTATCATCTGGAACATTTACAGTTCCTACTGGTCTAACATTAAATAATTTAGAATATTTAGTTGTTGCTGGTGGAGGTGCAGGTGCTATTCAACACTCTGGTGGTGGGGGTGCTGGTGGTTTTCGAACTAATGTATCTGGAGCAACTTCTGGTGGAGGTGGTTCTGCTGAGTCAGCTATTAATGTTGGTGCTGGATCTTACACTGTGACTGTCGGTGGTGGAGGTGCTAAAAATACAAATTTAGGAAATACAAACGGTACAAGAGGTAACAGTGGAGATGATTCAACAATAGGTTTTACTCCTGCGATAACTTCTATTGGAGGTGGTAGAGCTGGTCGTTATAATAGTCTTTCTGCTTCTTCTGGTGGCTCTGGAGGTGGAGGAGCTACTGATAGTGGAACTGGAGCAGCTGGAACAGCCAATCAAGGATATGCTGGTGGAGATGCTAGTGGTGCGAACCATGGTGCTGCCAATTCTGGTGGTGGCGGAGGTGGAGGCGCAGGCGGAGTAGGCTCTAATGGTAATCCAGGTGATGGAGGCATAGGTGTTCAATCTTCTATTGACGGAACTACATACTATTATGCTGGTGGTGGAGGCGGATCAAGAGTTGTTTCTAATGGAGGAAATGGTTCTCGTTCTGGAAATGGAGGCGCTGGTGGCGGAGGCGGTGGAGGTGACGGATCAAGTCCTTCTGGTGCTGTAGGCGGAACAGGCGGTTCTGGCAGAAATGCAGGCGGTAATGGTGGTGCATCAAATGGAACAAATTCAAACGCAACTGGTGGTGATGGCGGTGACAATACTGGTGGTGGCGGAGGTGGTTCTGGAAGATGGGAAGCGACTGCTGGAAAAGGTGGTTCTGGAATTGTAATTATAAGGTATATACTATAGGTTTTATTATGGCTCATTATGCAAAAGTTTTAGATGGAAAAGTTTTAAAAGTTATAAAAGCAGAAAAAGAATTTTTTGATTCTTTTGTTGATAGTTCTCCAGGAGAATGGATACAAACATCCTATAATACTTTTGGAAATAAACATGAATTAGGTGGTACACCTTTAAGAAAAAATTATGCAGCTATTGGTGGTTGTTATGATAAAGAAGGTGATTTTTTTCATGATGAACAACCCTATTCGAGTTGGATTCTAAATAGGGATACTGGATTGTGGGATCCGCCTGTTGAGTATCCAACAGACGGTCAAAATTATGTTTGGAATGAAACAAATAAAACATGGGATAAGATAAATTTAAATGAGTGAAGTTAAAGTAAATAAAATAACACCTAGATCAGGGACAACAGTAACTTTAGGAGATGCTGGAGATACAGTATCATTTCCTTCAGGAGCTGTATCAAATTCTGATTTACCTGGTTCAGGACAAATTACA